TAATGATGAGCGAACGTCAATTCCTTACAATAAAGCTATGGATACTGGGTAGTTTATCTGGTATTATGATAGCAATAATTTCTTGGATTATAGTTAGGTATGATCGAGTGCTGGATGACAATATGAAAGACCTTAAAGGTTTCAATGCATCCCAACGCCAGATTAATGAGCAAATCCTAACAATCTTGGAACAGCACAATGGGGTACACAACTTATTAAATGAGAAATTGCTAAACCAGGATAAAGCTATTGAAGAACTAAAGCACACAATTGAAGAGCAAGGTAAGCAGATAAACCAGATCTTATACAGCAAGTAAATACAATACTAATACACATAATTAAAAACACTATATAATGAATACACCAAATGTTAATTTCAATATCACTGATGATAGCTTTTCAATCTTAGAAGCTTTAAGTGGAGTAATATTTGTACAGGGAGTATTTAAAAGAGGCCCTATTAACAAACCCGATACCTTAATAGGTTCTTGGGAACAATTCGTTAAAATTTACGGAGGTTATATCCCAAACAATGAAGACCCCATACAGATAAAACGTATGTTTGATTATGGTGCAAAATTACGAGTTAATCGTATAGCCCATTACACAGACCCAACAGATGCTAGTACTTTAACTGCAGTAAAGGCAGATATTGTTTCTGGTGTATTAGTAGAATTTTCTACTAACTTTATCACCGGTAACGTTATTAATGTGGATATCAATGGCCAATCTTCCAATACCTCATTTAATACTGACCATGCCACAACTATAAGCAATCTTATAACTGCTTTACTAGCAAATACCAATGTTAAGCAGGCTTTCCTGGATCAAAGTAATAACTTAAGGGTATTACTCTTCGTAAAAGATGCTGATGCCTTAGCAAATATTACAATTAATGTTACAGGGGGAGCTTCCCAGCCAACCGTTACCATAACTCCAATGGATTCCATTGTCAATGAGGAAATGGAAACAATGTTTTTGGCTACAATGAAATATGCCGGAGCAGATTACAATAATGTAATTATCGAAATAAAGGATGCTAGTAATGGTGATGCCAATTATTTTAACATGGAAGTAAGACACCTTACAGAACCCAATTTAACTGAGTCTTATAGCAATTTACATATACAAGGAGCAGTAGATACTCCTTCATTAACTTTCCTACAAGATGTTATATTAAGGTCTAAACTAATTGACTTTAATTACGTATCCTTAATCTCAGTAGCGGGTACTACACGTCCAGTAAATGGGTATTACATGTTCGGGGGAGGAACTGATGGTTCACCCATCACTAATGTAGACTATATCGGGGATTCAGCTGCTAGAACTGGTTTCCATGCTTTTGACCAATACGATGAGGCATACTTCCTTTGTTGTCCTTCCATAGTTGATATGGCAGTACACCAAGCTGGAAGTGCTTATGCAGATAACAGACAGGATTTAATCTACTGGGGACATTTAAGTAATGCACTAGTAACTGCCCAGGATCTAGTAAACGCTAGAGATGCTTCAAATATTGATACACCATTTGCAGTTATTTCTGCTGGGGGTTTAAAAGTAACTGACCCAATAACTGGTACACCCATGGAAATATCAGAAGTGGGAGATATGATGGGGTTATCAGTAAAAGGCCATGAACAAAATGGCCAATACATATCTTTCTTTGGTTTAGAGAATGGCTTAGTAAGAAATGTATTAGGGGTAGTAAATAACTTTGGTACACCTGCATTGTACAATGACAGAAACCAATTAGCAAATCACCAAGTAGCCCTTGCTTGTTCAAGTAATGGCAGGGTTTATATTACCAATGGGTATACCCTACAAAAATCAAACAGTAAGATGGGCTTTATCAATATCGTTTGTTTGGTGATATACATTAAGAAGAATCTTAGACCTACACTAGAAAGATACCTGGAGAAGCCCAACTTTATGCCAACATGGTTGGACTTATACCATGAAGTAGAGCCTTTCTTGAAAGCCTTAAAAGTAAAACGTGGGTTATACGAGTATAAATGGCAGGGTGACCAATTTGCTAAATCTCTATCAGAGACAGACCTTAAGGTAAATAATCCAACCGATGTAGGTAATGGTAAGTATAAGGTAAAACTATACATAAAAACCATAGCTCCTATCATTGAATTAACACTGGACATTACATTGACCAGAACAAACGTTGACTTTGAAATTTTATAACAATCATTTTAAAATTATATAAGAAATGGCACAAATACAGGATCCTCGAAAACAGTTTAACTTCCGTGTTACTGTCAATGGACTAAACCAATTCCTTGTACAAGATATACAGGTACCCGAAGAAAGCTTTGATGTAGCAGAACATGGGGACTGGAATTTCTTGGTAAAAACGGGAGGCTTAAAGAAAATAGGTAAGGTAACAATGGAAAAAATATCCATAGCCTATGGCCCAGATAACTGGCTAGCTGGTTGGATGGTACAAGTACAAGATACTCAAGTTGGTGGGGGTTTATTACCTTCAGTATACAAGAAAAACTTACAGATAGACCAATTAGCTCCAGATAACGTAAGTGTAATAAACACTTATATGTTAATTGGTGCATGGCCTTCTAAACGTAACACTATTGATTTCAAACGGACTGGTTCAGAAAATGTACTAGAAAAATTGGAATTAGAGGTGGATGAAGTCCTCCAGGCTTAATCACAAAACGGTTGATGTTCTATTTACGGGTAGGGGGTAATGTTCTCTCTACCCGTTTTTATTTATAGCGAATTTTAAAAACCAATAATATGTCACAAGAAACAGCACACCTTAACAACACCCATGCAAAACTGGGTTTACCACAACGTTACTTACCCAACATAGGGTTAGTAGTAGACAATGTAACATTACCTTCTGGATTAGTGGTATCCATTAGAGAAACTAATGGGGAAGATGATGAGATATTGTCTAATTATGCTCGTTTAACTGATGGCAGTGCCGGAAATGAATACACTGCTAGAATCATCCATTCAGGACCCAATGGTAAAAAAATGACCATTGAGGAAGTGGAATCTCTAAAAATACGGGACAGACAATTCATTATGTTTGTATCACGTATAATATCTCTGGGAGAGATATTTGAATTTAGGCTAGAATGTCCTTCCCCCAAATGTACTAAACTAAGAGAGCAAGGATTAACTAAAGATATCCCATGGGAAGAAGATTTAATCAAATACTTTGTTGATATGGGTAATAAGGATAACCCAGTAAACAAATTGGCTAAGTCTAGTTCCGTAATTACCCCATATATTAATGGGAATACTAAATTAGTAGAAATTTCACTAGATGAGCATAAATTTAGGTTTAAAGCTTACACTGGTAAATCTGAGGTAAGGGAATCCCAAGAGGACCAATCCACTTATGAAAATAAGTTAAACCTAAACACTATACTATACATGAGGGAAATGGAATACCTCAAAGATGGTAACTGGGTAACACCTTCTACATTCCAAGCTTTTCCCAGTAGAATAATGGCTAGGTTACGTAATGAGGTATTAAAACTGGATGATTTATGGAAACCCATTACTACAGTTAAATGCCCTACTTGTGGTACAGTACACCAACAAGTTTTACTGCAAATTAAGGATTTTTTGTTCCCCGAAGAGATTTAGCAGCAGAATTTGCATACCTCTCTCTATCGGGGATAATATTAAATTACGATACTTTTTCAAAGATACCAAACTCAGCTATAAAAACCTTTATGCATTATGCAGAGTTAGCAAATAAGGCAAAAGCTGGTAAACTTTAAAACAAAATGTCATTATTAGGTAATTCCGCAAACATAGGCCTTGGATTTACTATATCATTAGTAGATCGCTTTAGTGCACCTGCTGGTACTATAGCCAGAAGGATGGGTATGTTAGATGAAAAAGCGATGGGCCTACTAGATACCTTTGGCTCATTTGCTATAACCGCAGGTGCTGTAACTACTGCAGTAGGGTATGGTATGACTAGAGCCTTTTCAAGAGCTGTAAAAGAGGCAGGAGAGTTCCAAAACCATTTAATTAGTATCAAAGCAATGGCTGAGAAAATGGATGATGGAGCAATAAAGGATTTGGGTAATAATGCTATGGTTTTAGCAGAAAAGTATGGGATAAGCTCACAAAGGATAGTAAAAGCCTACGAAGAAGCTGTAAAAGCGGGTATGGAAACTAAAGCCCAAATGGACCCAATTGTCAATGCTGCAGTAGCTTCATCATTAGGTTCAAGTGAACATTTGGAAGGAGAAAGAGGGGTAGCAGCAAGGTTTATTGATATTATGATGGCATTTAGAAAAATGCCAAGTCAAGCAATGGAAGTAGCAGATATGATGAACACTGCAGCAATTAAATCTACTACTTCATGGGACCAATTAGCTAAATCATTAGAATATTCACAAGATGTATTCCATAACTTGAAGATACCATTACATGATGCTTTAGCATTATTAGCGTTAATGGGAAATATGAGTATAAAAGCATCTATTGCTGGTACTTCCTCTGCTAATATGATGAGGGAAATAGCTAGAGCAGCTGGGGGAGAAGTACCTAAGAAAACAAAGGCATTAGCTTCAATAGGTTTAAAGCCAAAAGACTTACAAACCCCTACGGGTGATATACTATCTTTACTAGACTTATTAACCCTTATCAAAAAACATACCCAGGGTTTACCAAGCTTAGCCAAACAGAATATTATGCAAGCTTTGTTTGGTACAAGAGGGGGTAGGGGAGCTAATCCTGCACTTGACCTGTTATATGATGAAGTGGGGGCAGATAATGGTCCTACTGTAAAGGATAGGATAGGTATGACTCTGGAGGAGTTTATGGATGCAATCAAGAATAGCAAAGGTACTACTGAACGTTTAGCTAAAGAGAAAATGGAAAGCTACCAGAAACAGGTAGAACGTTTTAATGCTGCTACAGAAAATTTACGGATTGCAGTAGGACAAAACTTATTACCATTCCTTACACCATTAGTTAAAGTATTAACCTTAATGGCAAAATTTGTGGGGGCTATTGTAAAAATACCCATTATTGGCCCATTATTAACTGTACTCATAGCTGGTATCGGGGGATTACTTATCCCTATCGGATTAGCAGTAACAGGTATTGGATTACTTACAATAGCTTTATCACAATTGGGTATAATGGCTCAAGTAAAAGCTGGGGCAAGTTGGGCGGGATGGTTATTAACTGGTATGCGTGGGACGAACCCTAAATTTTGGGGGAAAGCTAGTGGGTCTATGGGTATGAGAAGAGATTTGATAGACATACTCTCAGGGGATACATATAGGAATGCACAAGGTAATTGGGTAAGGAGAACAGCACGCCCTGGAGTACCCATGTTTATAAATACTGCAAGAGATGGTAGAGGAGTACAGGGATGGTTATTTAAGTTGGGGTCTAGATTGGCTTTTGCAGTACCATGGTTAGGTAGACTAGCAGCAATGTTCTTGAGACTTATACCTATAGTTGGATGGGTTATCACTATCTTTAGTATACTAACGGCTTTTGGGGTAGATTTATCGGGTGTGTTTAAATTCTTAAAGGACACAATAAAGTTAATAATAAACAACCTACTTAATGCATTGGATAGTTTGAACCCATTTAACTGGTTTAAAAAAGGTCCAGGATTCTTCCGTAATAAGTTTGGTTATAGCTATGAGCTTTTTACTGCTCTTAATGATACACCAGGTGGTGAACCCATAAAAACATACAGTACACCAAGGGGTATAAAGGATTATGAAAATCAAATGAACCTTATACAACGATATAACCCAGAAGAGCAAAAAGCAAAGCAAAAAGAAAAAGAAGAGAAAACCTTATCTCTAAATATACATGTAAATGGCTTGGGTGAAAAACTACAACAAGTTATTAAGTATAAGGATGAACAAGATTTAGCAGTAAACTATAATATCGCATAAAATGGCAAATATAGAAAATAGGATACTTAAAAGTGTTGGAAGCTATGTATCAATAGGGTATCCACATAATATGGGTGAAGCTGCATTAACTGCATTTGGTATTGGCCACCAGAAAATGCAACATACCGCTAGCGATCTAAGAGGTTTAGTTCCAGGTAGGTTAAAAGATCCCGGAACAAACCCTAATAAGATACAGCATCCATCAGGGATAGTTACAAATAAAAACAATACTGATAGTAATACCCCAAACCAGATACAGTCTCCAACAGAAACTGTTACAAATAAGAATACTCCAAATGGGAATATTACTAGTGTAACACCCCCCTCATCTAACCCTTCTGCAAGGCCTCGCATTGGTATATATGACACAATAACAAGGGATTTAATAAGTTTTTATTATGTACCAGAAAGTTTTAAATACTCTATTGATACTTCACTAGCAGTAATACATGCAGTTGGACAAAACAATCCAATATACCATTTCTCTGGGTCTTCAGATGAATTAAGTTTTCAAATAGATTGGTTCTCCCATCAAGATAGTCGCCAAGATGTATTAATCAAATGTAAAAAGTTAGAAGCTTTAGCCAAAAGAGATGGTAGTGGGAATCCCCAACACAAAGTTAAACTTATTTGGGGTAATACTGTATGGGCCGAAGCTAACTGGATAATACATGAAGCATCTTATACACTATCATTACCCCATGCAGGAAAAGATGGCTTCTTTCAACAGGCCATACAGCAAATTGCAATGTATCGAGTTGTAGATAATAATCGCACTTATAATGATATCCATAACATAAGAACTTAACTATGCCAACAGTAAAAACATTATATCTTCAGGAATCTAGCCCATACTCTACTGGTTTTGTATTAAACTATAGTGATGGGACTTTTTCATTAGAAAGGTATCCTTTAAAGTATGTACCAAATGTAGATGATCAATTACACATTGTAATGGACTCCGATAGTGTTTGGTCATTAGCTTATCAATATTACGGTAATTCCAAGTATTATTGGATAATTGTTGATATGAATAACTTAGAAAATGCTTTTAGTTTAGTTACTGGGCAAGTTCTAGTTATTCCAGATATAGTAAGAATTAAGAATATAATAACTTAACTAAAATGGCGACTAGTACTAGCAGGATTAAATCCCCATTTGTAATGGTAACACATGGGGGGATAGATGTAAGCCCTAATGTTGTATTTTTCTCATATAAATATAGCCAAACTGCTGATGATGTATGCCAATTAAGGTTTAGGACAAATAACATATTAATAGCTGATGAGCAATGGCTACAAGAGGGAGCTAAATTAAAAGTAAGCTGGGGTTATAGGGTTTATCCTGGAGAAAGTGTAGTGGATAACATGATAACCCGTATAGTCTTTGTAAAAGAAGCTACATTCTTATATGATAGAGAATGGGTAACTGTAGAAATAGTTTGTTCTGACAAATTCTCTTATGCATCTAAGGATAGTAAAAATACAGTACATAATGAAACTTCAACAGGGGATTTAGCTAAGAAAATAGCTGAAGAGCATGGATTAAATTTGGATGATGAACATATTACTACTGAGATACAGGGAAATGTTATTGAATACACTAATGAAGTAATAACTCGTAAATACCCAACTTACTTAGATAAAGATGGTTATCAAAAAATGGCTGTAGATAATACCTTTGTCTATATGGAAGGCTCACATAAAACTTATGCTGAATGGCCTCAATCCAATAAAAGTGATAAACAAACACTACAGGATATGGCTAACAATGACAAGGATGGAGTAACTGAGGTATATGGTAGGGATGAAGATTTAGTTGTTCGTAAAAGGCCTTTTGGTAAAAAGCCCGTAAGATGTTATAAATATGGGATATCACCTAATCTCTTAAGGTTTACTCCCATGCGTAAATCCAATACTAAAAACAGTAAAGGAGAAACTAGTGGTGGTGTAGACCCAGAAACTAAACAACCTTTTACTTCTACTGCCTCTAGTGGTACTACCTTTGTAGAAAAAATAACAGGTAATACAGTTCCCACTGGTAATCTAGTAACTCAAAAAACTCCCAGTGAATCCCCAAAACCGTATCATATGCCTTTCCCTTTTAATTCAATAACCATTGAAAAATATAGTTTTTGGGGGAGAGCAATTGATTATAAAGAAGGTGATAGCACACACCAAAAAGATTCCACTAGCATTTACCCGGTCATAAATACCCATACTCTTCCTGCATCTTCTCCAATGGGAGAAACCCATACAATTAATCAAGGGGGTAGAACTAGACTAACTGCTAATGATTCAAACTTTTCAGCCAATGGGGACACAGTAAAAGTAATTACTCAAGGGGGTAGAACTAGATTAACTGCTGTACCAGTAGCTAAGGGGAAAACGATGAAGGATAAGATGGAGGAGTATAAAAAACAAAAAGATGCCTCTAAGCAAGATACTGATAACCATTTTGACTTGGATGGGCTAATTGTTGTATGGAGAGATTTAAAGAAAGTTGATAACAGTACAGGTCAACCTATTTGGGATTCAATACGAAAAGGAAAATATAATACTAGCGATGAAACAAATGCCCAAGATGCAGCGGATAAAGCTGCTAATGATCAAGCTAAAGCAGCGGCGGAAGAAAACCCCGGAGATATTGAAATCGAAGGAGACCCCCTACTTACGTCAGGAGAAATGATAACAATATTAAATGTTGCAAAAATACATTCGGGAAATTGGTATATAAAGGAATGTACCCATACAATAAGTGGCGGGGGTGATGCTAATGGTTATACTTGTTTATGTGGGATTATTAGAAATGCTACTAATCAAGGTAATGAAACCCCAGGTACTACTACTACTCCGGGAAGTGAACAGAATGTTGAACCTGCCAAATTTGATTTACAGGATAAACTTAAAAAGATAAGAGCAGGAGATGCTAATAAGCCTTTCCCATTATATAATGGTGCACCTAATATACCAAGTGATAAAATACTGGGACAATATCCTAATTCATTTATCCTAAAATGACAATAGCAGAAGTAATAAACGAGATAATCACTAAGGGGTTAGAGAGATTTGGTAGGTATTACTCTATTTATAGGGGATACGTAGCAGACAATGAAGACCCATTAAATTGTGGTAGAGTACAATTAGCAGTACCAGAAATCTATGGGAGTTCAATTATGAAGTATTGGGCATGGCCAAGGAATGTACTAGCTGCACAAGGTTTTGGGGTAAGTATTCCACCCCCTATTGGTACTATGGTATGGGTAGAATTTGAAAAAGGTAGCCCCCGTAGACCAGTATGGTCTCATGGGTATTTTGCTAAAGATGAAATGCCAGATGAGCTAAAGGGTACTAAAATATATGGTATAAAAACTCCTGCTGGACATTTAGTATTAATCGATGATGATAATGGCACGGTACATATAAAGATAAAGGATGGTGTATCATTGGATATCACTAAAAACATGATATCACTGGGAAAAGACCAAGAATCCTCTTATAAAGCAGTACTTGGTGATAATGCTAAAAAAGAATGGGAAAAAGAAAGGGATAGATTGACTGCTTTAATTAATGCTATACAAAATGCTACAACTACATCTCAAGATGGTGGGGCAGCATTAAAGGCCAGTATAGTGGCAGCAATGGCCCCTTACCAGATACCAAACATGATTGGGGACTATTCCAATTCACTATCAGATAAAGTAACACTAGAATAATGGCAATAGTAAATACACAACAAAATATTGTAGAAAAGTTCTTAGGTAGGGGATTGGTATTTCCAATGCAATTAACCCCATCGGGAGCTGTGGAAACTGAAACTGGTATCCCTTTGATACGTTCATGCTTATTAATTCTTTTACACTGGTTAATTGGCACAAGATATATGTTGGGGGAATTTGGATGTCATTTAGAGAATGTACTTGAGCAACCCAATGATGAACTAGCAATCAACTTAATCCGTACCCATATAACAGAAGCCATTGATAAATGGGAGAGAAGGGTAGAACTTATTGATGTAATTATTACAGTACCCCCAGAAAAAGAATACTTATTAAACATTACATTACACTATCGTATAAAGAACACCAAGGTAGAAGACACTTTTATATTCCCATACTACTCACAATTAAAATACTAAACAGATGATTAATAATCCATGGGTTGGATATTTAGATAGAAGTTATACACAGATAAAAAATTCTGTGTTAACTCGTTTGGGTACAAATAACCCAGAACTTACAGACCATACTAGTCAAAATCCCTTAATTGTTATTGTTGATATGTTTGCTGGTATAGCTGAAATGCTAAACCAGTATATTGATAATATGTGTAGGGAAGCTTTTATTGATACAGCAAGGCGTTTTACTTCTATGGTAAAACTAGTAAAAATACTAGATTACCGTATTAAAGCTGCATCACCTGCTTCAGCTGATTTAGTAATAACTTTATCTGCACCATTACCCACTAACTGGGTATTCCCAGCAAATACACAATTTGTATCAACCACTGGTTATGTTTTCTTAACACAACAAAATACACCATTACCAGCTGGTACTACACAATTTCAACTAAGTGTTGTACAGCATCAATATGTTATAGGTATATCCCTTGGTAATACAGATGGCACAGCCTTTCAAATGCTAGCAATTCCCAATGGTTATGAAGATGGTACTTTAATTATGATGGTGGGGGGAGAACCATGGACTAGAGTAAACACTCTTGGTTTTTCATATCCCACTAGCAAACATTATATTGTAGATATTGATGGTTCTGGTATAGCATACGTAATGTTTGGGGATAATGTACATGGGGCTATCCCAACTGCAGGACAAGATGTTATTGTAAATTTTGCTATAACTGCAGGCTCAGCTGGAAATGCTGGAGCTGGAGCAGTAACAACATTACCCGCTCCCCCCAGTATACCAGGTGGGATTACTATAGCATCAATAGAAAATACATATGGTGCAACTGGGGGTTCTGATTATGAAGATATTGAAAGAATAAGAACTAATGCTCCACTAAGTATACGTACATTGGATAGAATGGTTACTTACCAGGATTATATTGATGTTACGTTACAAGCCCCGGGAGTTGGTAAGGCTGCAGTGGATTTTAATTGTGGAAAGACAGTAGATATCTACATTGTACCAATTGGTGGGGGTCTAGCCCAGAATTGGCTACTGACTAGTACTTTAAATTATGATAACCAAAGAAGAATGCTTACTACATTCTTAAATGTACTAGCGGCAGGCGAAACCGAATTAAAAATAAGCATAAAAGGCGTATCCAGATTCCGCCAAGACCCTTTCCAAACACGCTTAGATGTAATAAATGCTCTAGTGGAATGGGGTAAATTTGAAAATCAAGATATCAACAAAGATGTACACTTATCAGATATCTATGCTTTAGTAGACAATTTAATCAAGGTAGATTATCACAATATATTGGAACTTACTACTATACCTTACGCTAGACCCATGAATAATAACATTCAATTAGTATGGGATAGAGAGGTATTACCTGCATCTGTAACAAAAGTACATTGGCGGTTTAGATACTATGATGATGGAATTAATGATTGGATAATGGTTTTCAAAAATGGCTATTATCTGGGTATGTTCCCATTAGAATCTTATTGGACAGACCCCCAACAAACACTAACTGTTAACGTTCATAATGCAGGGTTATACTCACAAGGTATGGAATGGGAATTTGACACACATCCCTATAATTCTAATATCGAAATAACCGATTTTACAATGCCCCATGTAGATGCAAATAATCTAACTATAACCATTGAACCAACATTAATGTAATGGAATTAACTAATTTCAAATTCAAGGATTGGTTATTTAACCAATTACCCCTATACTTTCACCAGAATGATTCTTATGTGGATAATTCTGGTGAGGGTCTGTTAAAGAGATACCTAAGAAATTTTGGGGAAGAGATAGATGAACAGATTATACCTTTTATTGAAAACTATATTAATGCTTCCTCATTAGAAGGAGAACGTAAATTTCTTACACATATTGCAAATACTTTAGGTACACCCCCCGATGTATGGTTAGGAAATGACCCAAGTAGATATGATAGGTTTTTACATTACATTGTAGACATTTACAAAATAAAAGGGACAATACGTTCCTATGAACTAATGTTTATACTACTGGGTTACATTGTAAATGTTATTGAATACCCAGAAAGCTCAGTTACAAGGTTTGATTCTGATGAACACTTTGATGAGGGATATAAATTTGATATGGGATGCCCCACTTGTAGTGATTACTCAATATTTATATCACCAGATGGACTAGATTGTTCCATAGGGCAATATCAAGCAGTATCCCAAGCTATGGTGGATTTATTCAATATCATCATTAACTTTTTGGAACCTATCAATGCTAATCTAAGAGATTTTGTAATGATGGTAGATGTTTGTGATGAAATTGATGGGTGTATGGATGACTCAGTTAAAATAACATTAGAGGACCATACCCTATTTGATACAAGTCAAAATATGGATGAGGAGAATTTTGATACCTTTACCATTATAAGTACACAAGTAGTAGCTACTAGTAATTGTACAATTCCCCCAACATTACCAGCCTTAGGCATAGCATTTAATGAACGATTAAATCTTGACTCACCCCCAGACTTAACTTATTATTCTTTAGTTTTCAAAGGAATAATCATAGATGGTGTAATATATGACTTGGGAGAATTTAAACAACAAATTGGTGTATCTTTAACACCATTAATTACTTTACTTAATTCAACTATACCTTCTTCATTGGGCATTACCTTTAGTAACCCTTGGAATTATCAAGGACTTTATAATGTAATGTCTCTTCTAAAAGCAAATGCCCCTCAAGGAACACATATACACTTTACTGTTATTGATGCAGGAGCAGATGATTCATATAACCAGCTTGGGTGGACTCCCCCTTCTCCTCTGGATCCCCATAATTTTGTAATGGGTATAGTTATGGAATCACCCGAGTTATGCTATGCAACATATACTATATCTAAGCAGTTTGGTAACCCCAGTGGGTATATCCAAGATGGTGCTACACTTACACAATTAAACTGCGTACCTACTGATCCATCAAACCCAAATACTCCTAAGATATCTTCCACTTATATATCTGGTACTACTGGAGTATTTAGTCCTGGTATAATTATAGATTTGAATGATTTAGAATCTACAGAAGGATTACTAACGGGATTAGGTATTGGATTATTTAAGTTAGCCCAAGATAATGACTACTTATATATGACTATATGGACTAAGGCCGCAGTACAGGGATTATATATTAAAAATCCTGATAATTCTATATACAGTAGACCACCACAAACTACTAGCTGTGATGGTAATCCTTTAATCCCACAGGAATAACAACACTAGAAAACCTTAATTAAACAAAAACTTAAACACATGAAAGTAGGAAAAATACAAGGTAAGAAAGTATTCTTTGGCTGGAAAGAGCTATGGAATAAAACCCCAAAGATATTACTAAGAATAGGCTATGCTTTACTGGGTGTAACTACTGCAGCTTCAGCAATGGCATTAGTTACGAATGATCCCCGGTTAAGTAAGTATACTGCTATAGTGGGATTAGTAGCATTATTCATTGTAAAGCTATTTGGTGAAGAAAACCCAAAATATCAAGAAGAACAAACAAATGAACAGTCAAGTAACTCTGAATCTTAAAGGCTGGTTAAAAGCCTTCATTTTAAAACCCAGTGGAGCCTGGTATACCGTATATAATGACCATAACCAAATAAACAATACCCCAGGAACTGAAGTTACAGCAAAAGTCCTCGGGGGTGAATCAGGATGGTCTTTGGATAGGATAGTTGCTTATAAGGCTGGGACACTTCTAGCAAGTACTTCCGTAATACAAGTATCTTATCCCGCTCCTAACAAAGTTAGATTACTAGCAAGGTTTGATGAAGCTTCTTTTAATGACACTTTGGATGAACTAGCTTTAGAGGCTGGGACCCATGGAAAATTTGCACAAGTAACAGGCCTATCAATAACAAAAGATGATACTTTGCAATTAGGGGTAGAATGGACACTTACAATTACAAAATTAATATAAACACATGGCACAAGTAAGATATCATAATTATAAAGACTCTATAGAGTCATTTCCTTTTAACAGAGCAAGGGGAGGATTAATTGGACCTGGTAGATATGCAGGATTTGATACTATAACTAACAAAGTGGGCTTAAACTTTGATATTGCCCATACTAGTAGTGGTAGACAAATGCTAGAACTAGACAATATCACACAAGCTTTATTGGGTTTCTGGGTAACAACTAATGGGGCAGTAATATCAGAATCCGCTAACCTATCTTTTTCAATTGATACCAATGCAGGAAATGCATCAGTAAGATGGGATTTCTTAGTGGGTGAATTTGAATGGCTAGCTTCTATGGGAGGCCAAGCTGCTACTTATTTCATACTTAAAGGTCCCAACTCTGGGGGTTTACCCACATTATCAAACCCAGAAAAGCAGGTAATATTGGGTAGATTACTAATACCTGCAGGGGCTACAGATTTAACTGGTGTAACATATACCCCAGAAGCCTGTCCTTTCTTAGGTGATATGACTTATAACAAGTTATATGATATCCTTGATGGACGTTATGCTAGAAAACAAGTACCAAATAACTGGTCTGCTATCCAAAGCTTTGGAAAAACAGTAATATACGTAGTTGGCCCAGATAAATACATACCTGTACAAAGAAACTATAACAGCTATGAGGGAGCAAATGATGCCACTGTTAAAGAAATAGCTATTACCCAGGATGGTGCAGAAATATTCCTAATGAATAATTCTGCTAAGAAAATCACTATACTCTTCGAACAAACCCCAACACTTGGGGGATTAAAAATAAAACATGCTGCAGGGGCTACGGATTTACCAAGTCTAGTTATGTATCCGGGGGACTACCTTAGAGCTAAACAGGTTGGGTCAACTGCTCCACTAGATTATTATCAAGTACTTGAAACTAGTTGGGATTTTCGTAGTAAGATAGAATTACAAAGAAGATGGCAGAAAGCAGTATATACAACTGCTTCTTATTTTACATTTTGGAATAAATCTGGGTCAAATGCTCTATCACCCTCACTATTACGCTTCGAAGTAGACCATGTAATAACTGGGAATACCTGGAAATTTATGATCGATGGTTACTTTAATATTCCTTCTGGTTCTCCCGCTGGTATATTTGCTGTAAAGCTTGATATAGGAACCATTATACCCACTGCAACTTGGCAAGGTATAAGAGGATTAGGCACTGCTCAATATGATAATTTTCCACAGATGAGTAGTAATAATGTAGTAGGTAAACCAGTATTTGTTACATTAAGGAATAGCCCAGGTGTAGAAAGGACTCTTACATTTAGTACTATACAACAATCACCAGCTTGGGGAACTAATCCTGGATCAATGATTGAATTATCTTCTGGTTTTTGGGCATTTACTGATGAAGGCAGTGGGCTCCACCAACACCAGATATTCTTTCAAGGTGAAATACCATTATGTACCAATGTAACTGCAAATGATTTATTAATACCAACTACTTATTAAGAGAAATACTCAGCCGATAAAGATATTCCTCTCTTTATCTCCTTTCTAAGTTCCCCAACGTATTGTATGTAGGCCTGCCCCTTTGGAAATCCAAGGTAATCTGCTATGATATTGTTGGGGATACTTGCGTTTGGCTTACACCCCCTATCTTCCATATAATCCACTATCCATTGTGGACGTTGTAGTTCAACTTGTAAAACTGTATAAGCATCTTCACTGAGAATACTTTTCAAGTAATCCATCGCTTTTTCTAATAATGTGTCATTCTTTGTATCGTACTCTGGATTAGAAATAATCTCTGTCTCATCCGTTAATTCCGTAATATCTAGCTGAGTATGGTGGTTAGCAAACTCTTGTTTGTAGGCCATTGTCATAACCCTGTATTGATAGGTAGTTAAAGCATTAATGATGTATCCTTTTAAATTACCTATATTTGATGCATCATACTTTTCATGGAATTGACAAAATGCATGGATGAACTTAATATCAAACCATTGTATTATTTCTTGTTTATCGACCCCAAACCTTCGGTTGTCGATTTTAAAAGCTAGCTTATGTCTTAAAGCTGCTGTCTCTTTGTAAATCTTTTCAAAAACTGCTAGATCATAGTTGTCTGGCATCTGTTTTAATCTGTGTGATTCATCCATAGTACTTCTGTGTTGATTGATTAATATTAATTGTTAAATGAAAGTACAAATATATAACAAGGATATACTACACTGTATAAATCCTT